TCACCAGCCTCGATCATGATGGTGGTGGTGGTGTCGATGATGATAACCATCATCCACGATACATCCCGATAACAGCGTGCACAGCGCAATAATCAACGGTAACACCATCGGTTTTTTCATTACTCACTTCTCCTGTTAATGCCCGCTTTGCTGCATAAACACAGCGAAGCGGCTGATGAAATGAGTGTATCGTCTTAACTTATTGAGTAGATAAGACAACTCCGCAATAGCGGGGCGGCGGGAAAATTTGAGATTACCACCAGCCCAATTCGGTGCCGGCGACCACCACGATGGCGACAATAATCATAATGATGGTTGTCTTTTTCATCATGCCCCCCCTGGCGCCGCATAGCCGCCAACAAAAAACCAGCCCAGAAAGACCACGGCGACAATGAAAATCACCACCGGAAAAAGAATACCCAATTTCATGCTTAGTTCCTGTCTCTTAACGTAATGTTATCTATCATACTGGAAAGTTATGCTTTCTGGTCGATATCGAAAATGGTCAGCATGCGGCGTGCGTTTTTGTCGTGGTACATAGCCTCATCCGCTGCGCGTAGCGCCTGTTCAACGTCCATATTCTGCGGATCGACGTCGATGACCCCAAAGCTGGCGCCAGGGTATTCTATACCGTGTCCGGCCAGGCGGTAACGCCCGGTAAGCTGCTGGCGCAGATGGGCGATAAACGCCTCCTGCTCAGATGATCCAAGTGCCGGGCCGATGATTAAAAATTCATCGCCGCCGAGGCGGCCAACGGCATCTTCGTCACGCACGCTAGCGTTTAGTCGTTCACCTATCTGGATGAGAAAACTATCGCCGCAGGGGTGGCCCAGTTTATCGTTAATCGCTTTAAAATCGTCGAGGTCGATAAAAATAAGCAGGAGCCTGCGCTGCTGGGCGCGAGCTTGGGTAAACAGCGTTTTAAGATGTTTAAACAACGCGCGGCGGTTGGCCAGACCGGTCAGTTCATCGGTATTGGAGTGCATCTCCAGCGCCGCATTTGCGCTACGCAGTTGCTGAACCAGCGTCTCTTTCTCCACGTAATGGGAGATCAGGCCGGCGAACAATGTCATTACCTGCTCGCCTTCCAGATTATAGGGCTGTTTGACGCGGCTGGTGGCGCACAACGTACCATATAACGAACCATCGGCAAGATGGACGGGAATACTAAAGAACGTGGCGATGCCGAGTTCCTGCGCGGCGGTGCAGGACCGCCAGCGTTGGCCAACCTCGTTGCAAAATATACAGTTATCATCGATTGCGCGTTTGCAAAGCGACTCGTCCCAGGGAACGGAAAAACCTTCCGGGATCTGCATTTCGCTGCTGTTGTGGGCATACATGACTAACTGGCGCTGTGCTTCTAAATCAACCCGCGTCAGGTATGTGGACTCCATACGAGTCACCAGTTCCAGCATTTCCAGCAGTTGTCGCACCAACGTTTCGAGCGTTCGTTCGGTAGCAAGCGTCTGTGAGACGCGGGCAAGAATGAAGTCTGACATGAATGAAACGGCCCCCGGAGGTTAGCGCAGTACTGCGAGCTGGCGCAGCGAACAGCTAATAACAAACATATTTATAACGAATGTATCACATTTAGCAGGGGGATATCTGCTATCGCGACGGTAAAAAAAAGCCCCGTCGGGTGCGTTAGCCACCCCAGACACTACGGCTTTCAACGGTGCAATGCGGGGTTGCGCGGCACGCAAGACCGTTGAAAGCCATATTTACCTACCTAAGTGTGGACATAATGTGGACATTTTACGCATCAGCACCACCTCTCAGCGGGTTAAGTGAGATTGCATCCTGGAGGTATTCGGGCGCAAAGTGAGCGTAGGCCATAGTTTGCTCAATTCGCGCATGTCCTAGGATCCTCTGTAATGTAATGATGCTTCCCCCATTAATCATAAAGTGCGTCGCGAAACTGTGGCGTAGTGCATGCGTCGCCTGGCCGGTCGGAAGATCAGGTTTTACTTCCCTGAGTATCTGCCTGAAGTCAGAATAAGACGCCTTACCAAATAACAACCCTCGTTTACCATCCGCTATGAGTTTTGCCACTTCCGCTGAAACTGGAACAGTCCGCTGCTTGTTACTCTTGGTTTTAACGAACGTCACACGGTTCTGTATGATGTGTTCCGCCTTGAGTCGAGCCGCTTCGCCCCAGCGAGCACCAGTACTTAAACATAGAACAGCTATCTTCTTGTTGTCGCCATCCAGTTTAAAGAGCAAGTGCTTGATTTCGTCCTCTGTCAGATAGCCAGTTTCTGGGACATCTTCTTTCAACTTCTTCCGCCCTCTGATCGGATGTTCACCCGAAAACAACTCGGCCTCGATAAGCGCTGTGAACATGCCACTGATGCTGTTGAGATCACGGTTAATGGTGGAAGCTTTAATGCCCTGGCTTCTTCTTGCCGCGTAATACTGACTAATCAGCGCTTTTGTAATCTGAAAAGCACAAGGATCGTCGGTAATCCTGCAAAAAATATCTAACTTGTTGCGGTTTATCCGACCGTGCTCCTCATGCTTGCCTTTCAAATTCCACCAAAGCTGTATCAGTTCAGACAGATGCCGCTTATCCGTCGGCTTTGATAACCATTCTTTGGTGTGGTGGTTGAACTGGGTATGCTTCTCGAAAGCTACCGCTTCACTTTTCTTATCAAACTTCCTGCGGATACGCTTTCCATTGCGACCAGCAGGCCTGATGTCCACTTCATATCGACCATCATCGAGTTTCTTAATAGTCATAAGAAAACCCTCCGATGGGTGCGTTTGCCTTTAGGCCTCAACGCGTTGCAATTATGTGATGAATACTTTTCGACCAATAATAGACATTTGAAATGTATGTAGGACTGGTTAATTGTTAACCAGTCTTTTGGTCTGAGTGCTGCGAGGTTGTTAAGTCTTGCCCAAAGTGTGCGAGTGCCGGTGCGATTTGACCGGCTTCAGGCGAAACCTGATCGGTCATAAACCACAGTGTGTATTTAGTAAATTGAGGTATTTGCAGAATCTTCATCATTACGTCTGTTGGTGGGGTTGAGCGTCCGCTTTCGTAATAACTTAAAGTCCCATAAGGAATTCCTGTTATATCAGCGAGTTGCTGTCTACTTAGATACTCAGACTTTCTTATTAAGACGATTTTCTCGTTTAACGCGTTTGACATGGTGTTTAGATCTCAATAGTATGGTGTTTAGATGTAAACAGTTAAGTGTTTAGTATTGAACACTAAAGCCAACTATAAGCCATTAAGAGCAATCCATGAACCGAATAACGAGGAAATGTTAATGGTAAAGCAAATCACAAGCACGACCGATGCGGTTCCTTATCAGGAATTTGCCAGACTCATCGGGAAAACGCCGGCTGCGGTAAGAGGAATGATCGAGAAAGGGAAGCTTCCTGTAATCGAGATGACCGATCCCCAGTCTACTTCTGGCCGTGCCGGCGAATACTGGGTTTACCTTCCAGCCTGGAACAACGGCATGAAACTGGCCTACGAAAGTCGTCCAAAGGAGATCAGGGAAGGGTGGTTGATGTGGCTCGGTCTCGGTGAGCCAGGTCGATAGCCGGTTTCAGGAGAGGAAACATGAAGAACGGTAGCCGCGGATCAGTATCACAGCTCAATAGCAAAACCAGCCTCTACTGTGGCTTTACTATTCTGAAACTCCCACGCAAAAAACCGTACAGCCGCCAGCGCTATCAAATTACGCACACAGGCCATTATTACGGCATCGACTTTGCTTTATCAGAAGCATGTCGAACGATTGACAGAATCATGAGTAAAAAGCACTTCATTGCTTTTTAATCTCTGGGGGCGAAAATGAAACTCGAATATGCAGAAAAAATTAACTCGCTTTTACAATGCTTCCATTTCAATAAAGAGTTTCTGGAATGGAATCATGATTACTCTCTCCAGCTTTTACGCCACGGCGTATCCCACCTCTATCATTTCGCGATGCTTCAAGGCGAGAATGATGAATGCACTCTTGAAGAACTCCGCAACATCATTATTTCCGTCACCGATGGTGATATCCCTAAACCATACGACCTGCTATCTCTGGACGCTGAGCAACTGAAGAAGGCTATGAAGTTTGTTCAGCCGCAGGAGGTAACCGTAGAGGTTACACCGGAGATCCTGGAACACCTGAAACTGGGAGCTAGAGCCTCCTGGCGGCTGGAGCCCCCTCGCTTTAACTGATCATCGGAGTACGCCATGTTCACCGAAGAAAAAACATCCTTTGAACAGGAAATGCTGATTCGAGAAGCAGTGGAAAGTGCCGAGCAGGGGTTCACTGTACATCTAAAAAATGGCGCTCGTATCACCATTAGTTCAAAAAGCCCGTCTAAAGATTTAATAATTTACGGGCTCGAAAAAGCAATTCGCGGTAATCACGATCGCGCGCGAATGACCTTTATTGATTTCATGTATTACTGGCATGAAAGGATATTTAAGCAGATTAAAAGAAAGCCGCGCCCTAACCACTAATTAACCTGCATTAAAAACAACGGCATTCATTTTGCCGGGGATTCGTTTTGCCTTTTTCAGGAGGTTGCATGTCGGTTACGTCAATAAAGCCGGAAGGCGGAATAAGCGATCCAGAGTTTATGGGAATCAGCACCAATGCGCGCAAAGGCGAGCGCGCCCACTTACTCGGATTGCTGCGCATCCGTATGGGCCTGCTGAAAGAGCAAGGCCTTACCCCCGAAGAGATTTATTCAGCACTTGAGCAGTGGATAGCCAACCACGAAACAATCACCAGCGAGGGCAGTAGACCATGAATCACGTAATGATCGATTTGATTAACGTTAGTAAGAAACCGTCATCACCTCTGTGTGCCATTGAAGCTGTGTTTTTTGAACCCTCAACAGGGCAGATCGGAAAGGTTTTTTATTCTTCGATAGACATTCGTAAATCTGAAAGCTTGAAGGGCCGTATCAGCATTAGTACGGCATTCGATTGGATGAAAAAAGACTCTCACTGGCGCGCCGAAGTAATGAGCGCAACCGAAGCTGAAGAAGATGCACTTTGCAGCCTTGCTTCTTTCATCGCCGACAACACCTGTCCCCGGAACGCGGCGTTATTCGTATGGTTCAAAGATGCCCCGGAAAAACTGGTTTCACTTCGTTATGCCGTGGATCGCTTAGAGGTGTCAGGCATTTTACCTGAAGGCACAAAATACCGCTGCATTCGTTCACTTCTCGACCTTGCTGCTGCCACAGACTATGCGCCTCATGCGAGAAGCGCCCTGGCATGTTACACGCTCACTGACGCGCGATATCAAGCGGAACAAGTCTGCGAAATCTGGCAGCGCTTAACCTCCCCACACATTGGATCGCTGTGAGGGCCGCCATGCATTCGCATTTATCTGTGGTTTGTAACGCGCCGTTGCCGGTTTGTAAGAGGGCGCTTGCCGCCCTGAATTGCTTTGCTCGTGGACAGCGTAATTACACCCGCGTCAAGCCACACGCCTATCTCGTGATCCGCATTGGCCTCCGTTGGCGTTTGCTCAGCAAAAACGGTGGTAAGCAGTGGCGACTGATGACCCATGAAACCTATAACCAGGAATGCCGCAAATGATTAAATCACCTCTTAAGTGGGCTGGCGGTAAAACCCGCGTGTTGCCGGAGCTGCTGAAGCACTTACCTAAAGCTGATTGCTTGATTGAGCCCTTTGTAGGCAGTGGCACAGTCTTTATGAATACGGAATACCGCCGCTATGTGCTTTGTGACAGCAATCGCGCATTGATCAATTTCTTCCTCGCGCTCAGGGAAGACCCTGAAAGATTGATACTGATCGCCAGGAACGTATTCAGAAATGGCAATAACGAAGATAGCTATTACGAAGAGCGCAAGTTGTTCAACCACCTGTCGTGGGATGACGAGTGTGCAGATGATTACGTTGTACGGTGGGCTGCATCATTTTTATACCTGAACCGCCACTGCTTTAACGGGCTTTATCGCACCAACAGGGATGGCGGTTTCAATGTTCCATTTGGCAGCTATAAGGCGCCTTATTTTCCAGAAGCAGAAATGCGCCTATTTGCCGAAAAGGCGCGGGATACTCACGCGCTCTTTCTTTGTAATGATTTTCGTACTTCCATTCCGTACGTCGCCAGGAATCGCCTGGACTCCGTGATTTACTGCGATCCACCGTACATCCCGACTAGCAAAACAGCCAATTTTACCGCTTACGGCAAGCCATTTACCCTGGATGATCACCGCGCTTTGGTTACGGCGTTGCTGGACGTTAATCGCCAGCATGGAACGCGATCGGCCATCTCGAATAGCGACACACCAGAAACACGCCAGATCTACTCCGCTTTCAATCTCCACGCCTTCAGAGTTCGACGTTCCGTTAGCGCCAAAACCCGCGATATGGCCGGTGAAGTGATTGGCGTTCTTCGCGTGTGTGGTGGTTGCGGTCGTTCTGGTGGTGGCGGTTGTCCGGACTGTGGGGCGGTGATGGGTGATGCGACATATGCCGAAATGTTTGGCGCGCCGGCTTGTTAAAGCGTTGGCTTTGCAAAATAAGATTCGAAGGTGAGCTATGCCTGACTCCACATCCCTGGCATGGAGCTGGAATGCCAGAAAGCAGCCAGTAAACCCTTATGCTGTTGATGTGCCTGCACGGAAACCCTCTGCGCTGGCCGTCTGGATTGCGCTTTATGAGCAGGATAAAAGCGATCAACGCGAGCAGGCTGAAGCAATGAGTCGTGCAGCAGAAGAGTACCTCTTTTCTGTTGCACATTGCGATCCCTGGCACTATGACGAATTGAATGATGCGCTGATTGAGAAGGCTAAGCGACATGCAGAACTCCATCGTGTTGATCCTCTTATCCTGATTCGCGATGACGTCGCCAGCTTGCCTGGTTTCCTGCGCAAGCCGCTGGAAACAAGGATTAAGTATTTGGAAAAATCAGAAGATCCGCGCCATTTGCCTACCTATCTGAATGAGGTCATTACTCCCTCATTAGTGAGAATTGACAGGGTCCGTGCTAACCAGGCGTCGCTGTCATTCAAGGCCATGGCTGGCAGGGATAGCCTTGATCAACTCCTTCGACTTGCTGAACTGAATCAGCGGGAGGTTAAGCGGCTTTCAACGCTGGTCGCAGCGCACATTGATATGATTTTTATCCAGCTTTGCGGTGAGATGCTGACCGATGAATTAGCTTCTCCCATTGTAATACTGGAGCTCTATCGTCGTGTGGCGGCCGAAGTGTCACGCCTTGATGTTATCCCGCCGGGTTATGAAGCGCTCCGCAGCAAACATAATCGCCGCAACCCGATTAATTACGAGCTGATACCGGGCGCGCTTGCCCGTATGCGTTGTGCTGACTGGTGGCAACGTAAGCTGTGGCAACTCCGCAACGAATGGCGGGAAGAGTTACTTCGGGCTGCGTGCCTTGTTCATCGGCACGCATCACCTTATGTCAGCCATGACATTCTGTTGCAGAAGCGGGAACAACGCCGTAAGGCGATGGATTTTTTCCGCAACCATGATCTGATTAACGAAGATGGCGACACGCTCAGCATGGAGGATGTGGTGCTTGCAAGTGCCAGCAATCCAGCGCACCGTCGTAATGAGATGATGGCCTGTGTCAAAGGCCTGGAATTGATAGCTGAAATGCGTGGCGACTGCGCCATGTTCTATACCATCACCTGTCCTTCTAAGTACCACGCCACACTGATGAACGGGAAGCCTAACCCTACATGGGATCACTCGACAGTTAGGAAAAGCAGCGACTATCTGGTTGATACGTTTGCGGCATTCCGTAAGGCAATGCACAAAAAAGAGCTGCGCTGGTACGGCGTCCGCGTAGCCGAACCACATCACGATGGAACTGTGCACTGGCATTTATTGTGTTTTATGCGCAAAAAACATCGACGTGCAATCACAGAGCTGCTGCGTCGTTTCGCTATCCGAGAAGATCGCGCCGAACTTGGCAATAACACTGGCGCTCGTTTCAAGTCAAAGCTGATAGACCCGCGAAAGGGGACTCCGGCCAGTTATATTGCAAAGTACGTCAGTAAAAACATCGATGGGCGTGGGCTGGGTGACACCGTCAGCAAGGAGACGGGTAAATCACTACGTGATAGTGCCGAGTACGTCACTGCATGGGCATCGTTGCACCGTGTTCAACAATTTCGTTTTTTTGGGATTCCAGGCCGCCAGGCGTACCGCGAGTTACGATTGTTCGCATCGCAGGCAACTCGTGCAATGAAAACCAGCAAACCGGGCGCTCCGGTACTTATGGATCCAAAACTGGACGCTGTGCTCGCTGCTGCTGATGTTGGCTGTTTTGCCACTTACATCATGAAGCAGGGCGGTGTACTTGTTCCCCGCAAAAATTACCTCATTCATACCGCCTACGAGCCGACAGTCGAACCAGGAACGTATGGCGATCACGGGATTCGTATTTATGGCATTTGGTCGCCAATCACCGGTAAGGAAAACAAAATATGCACGCATGTCCATACCTGGAAGATGGTGAAGAAGACTCCCGCTAACCCAGGCGCTGAAAGCGCCGCCCAGGGCGACCCCGTCGCCCCTTGGACTCGTGGCAATAACTGTCCCCCAAACCCAAAAATTCGCAAAAAAGAGATGGTAACTGACGTTGCTGTACCCGAGATAATGACCCCCGGTGAAGTAACGGGAGCGCTTGATGTGAGTAAACTATCCGCAAAAGAGCGCCGGGCTATACTGAGAAGGATTACAGAGGAGATCTATAACAAGAAGAAAGCGCAGGGTCACGTAGAATCACGCAATTACTCTCCGTTTGAGGTCATGTTGAGCGATTTTGCTTCATCTATTGGCATCGAACTTAGTGAATCCCAGGTTAATCATTTATTTAATGATAAACGCATACGTTATGGTGATCGCATTTACTACGCGACTCACGATGGGGCGCTGCGCAGTATGGAACCAGAGAATTCAGATGTTCAAATTCGGAATGTGTGGAAACTGTTGAAAAAACACAATAAAGTAGATGTAGGTCACATCACAGATAATCCAGTAGGGCATTATTCCGACATGCTCAGGTCTCTGGACACTAGAGGATGGGCTGTACTCTTTGGGGGAGATAAGAACAGGGGGTGAACATGTATGACGATTATGATAAGCGAGAGGCGAATATTGCCAGCTTCCTGTCGAACAAAATAAAACGATGCATTAAATGTGGTCGTGAGCTGGACTACAAAGAGAAGTTTTATTACACAGATCGAATTTGCAATCTCTGCCGCGGGCTTCAACCGTTCGATAGTGAGGACGTTCCAGAGGTAGAATCTGAGGTTAAGTCACCTTTTCCAATTATTAATCTCGATTTATCAAAGTATGAGGACAAAGGGCAGCAAAACAGGTCTGATTTTGAGAAGCAGGTCTTTAGCCGTTATCCCGAATGGCAATTGTTACGAGAAAAAGCGGAAAAAGATTGGGATGCAGCTCATCCACGGCCTGAGGAAATAAACTTTGTTACTCAAATCCCTAGTTATAGTTTGATCATTACTGATGAGCGCATAGCAGAACTGATTAATCAGTATGATGCGAATGGGGCAGTGAATATTAAAGTTGAAGAGTTAATTTCATTGCTTTGGGAAGTAAGAGAGTACCGGAAAATTTAAATCAAAGAGTAACTTTCCAAGATAATAATTGAATCTCCAGCTCAGTCAAGAAATAACGTAAAGACAGTGGGCTGGAGAAAATGGAAAAGTTAAGATTTGTGGCTGAGTGACTACTAGGGAAGGTTCCCCATGTCCCATAGCGATGAATTACCCGGCACCTTCTGAAAAATAAAACCAAATTTCTGCTGAGCCCAAACAATAAACAATCCCTCAGATTGTCCACATTCTGGACAATAGAGAGTGTTAGCTCGATGCAGTTCTGGATACCAAGAAAAGATAGTAAAGTGTAGACTGCATTTCATGCATCTGACTTTTTTCTCTGTATATTTGGCTGTTGTTTTTACAATCTTTTGAACATGAGCAATACCGGCGTTCGTTATGCTTGATGTCGCCCCATCAAGGCTCATGAAACCAGCATGTGCAAGTTCAAATAGCTCATCAGGATACTGTTTTACTTCCTTGGAATAAAAATGAAAGGTCTGTCCGTTGGACTCGATAATAATTCCATCATCTGTCCTATTAATTAATGCTGGGCTTTCCTCGCATGCAGCAGCTAATAGAATCTCTGTCGCACGCTCAGAAAGGTCTTGACTTTTCCCCTCTGCTTTCAATGTTTCGATAATAACTGTTGATAATGCATGCATTTCATCGCCGGTTACTTGAGGTTGCGCAGGAAGCTTTCCTTTTTCAACCATATCGTACACAGCATCGCGATGTCCTTTTAATTCTGCCCTGCTAAATCCTTTCGTCATATGCATCTTTGAATGAACAGATGAATGACATGAAATACAAATTGGTATTAGATTGTCTTCATCATCTAAACCACCTTCACTCTGCGCGACGATATGATGTATTTGAATTTGCAATGGTGAAAATCTTCTGCAAATACAGCAATGTCTAGCTGATTTAACAAGTATTTTGGCAGCAATGTTATCTGGAATTGGCATAAATACTCCGACTCTAAATGTTCTAACTAAAATTGCTTAGTCTACAGGCCTGTACTGGCCTTGACTCAGTTCATAACGTTTCTAAGTTATGCGAAAATGCTCCTCGGTGCTACTCAATTGACACTGCTACCTCTATCGTGGAACTTTCTACTAGGCGGATCAACTGGAGGTGTGTATGTTGAGAGCGTTTCCTCAAGGCCTTAACTGTTTTGAATGTCACCTGAGTGCTAGAAGACATCTTTTAGTCAGCTAATCAATTGTATAGTAAGGAATAAGCTGCTATTTTAATAGAAGCATTAAACCAATTAGTATCTGTATTATAAACTTTATTTTTCAATAGGTTAGAGCCTACTGTTAAATGGGCTCATTTGTTTACTTACTTAAAGGATCAAGCCAATTGAACACTTTCATATTCAGAAATAATGATGAAATAGGAAAATTAGAAGCTGAATCAGATACTTACTTGGATTCTTGTTTTTTAGAGACAAGTATATTCAAGGGTATCATGAATTTTGATCCATCTGAGAAAAACCCTGATTTCACAAAAAGAATTATAGTTGGAAGGACTGGCAGTGGAAAGTCAGCACTTTTAAAAAAGATTTTAGATGAAGGAAGCATAAAAGTTTATGATAAAATAGAAGCGGAAAATACAATCTTTGAACATGTTAAAAATAATGTTTTTATTTCCTCTTTAAATGATAGTGGGATCGACTTAAGGGTGTTTTATAAGTCTTTATGGCTACACGCGTTACTAATAAAAGTCATTCCAGCGTTACATCGATCAACTTATCAAAGTTTTTTCAATAAAATTCACGAGTTAATTGGTGGAAAAAAGAAATCATATAACCCGGAATTGGCAAACGAATACATTGAACAGTTTAAAGATGTATTTTTTAATGACAAAGCTTTAGTTGAAATAAGCAATAAAATGCAGAGTGAGTTATCTTCCAAGATAGGTATAAAGGGTATAGATCTTGGAGGTAAACTTGGTCGCGAAGATACACAAAGAGTACAGTCTGAAACATCAAGTTATGTAAGCAGAGAGTTAATTCGGAAACAAAAGGAATTGATAAAAATATTAAAAGAAGAGTTTTCGGAGGTCGGGCAATTTAGGATTATTATAAGCATTGATGACCTTGACCGCTCTTGGTTAAGCTCTAGCGATATAAGGTATGATTTCATAAACGCATTGTTAGAAGCATTTAGAGAATTGCTAGATGTTAAATCAGTCAAGATTTTAATTTCGATTAGAACTGATATACTCATGGGAATTTATAACAAAACATTAAGGCAAGATGAAAAAGATCAGTCACTTATCTATTCAGTGTCTTGGAGCAAAGATGAAATTCGGCAAATAATTGATATGCGCATTAATCATTTAATTAAAAATAAATACAAAAGTTCTCGCGCTATTACGATGAGGGATATTTTTGATTTTGACATTAATAATGTTCATGCTGATGATTATATTTTAGATAGAACAATGTTAAGACCTAGAGATGCAATAAGTTTCGTAAATTATTGCCTAAAGGAGTGCGATGGAACTGTAAGCATTAATCAAGATGTGGTTTTAATGGCTGAAGAGAAGTTTTTTTCTTCTAGAAAAAGAGCTTTAGTTTCAGAATGGGTAACTATATACAAAAATATTGCGGACTATATAGATTCTTTGTCTTTGTTAAAGGAACATGAATTTTCATTAAAGTCTATTGCGGAAGATAATAAAAATGAAATTTTAACGTATATTCTTGACAGAGCTTCATCAGAGGATGAAAATGCCTTACATACCAAGATAGTAATGAATTTTGATGAGCTAATGAAGGTATGGTTTATAGTTGGTGTTATAGGAATAAAAAGAACTGAAACCCTAGTTGTATACTCTTCATATGATAAACCTGATCTTGATATAACTGATATTAATCGCACCTTCATTATCCATCCTTTATTTAATAGAAGGTGAGGCTTGTGAATATCGACTTGAGATAAACTAATCTGACTTATCGAAGTTCAATTTTCGGTAAACGCAGAATATAAGGTGTGTGTGCCTGAACTATCTGGCTTATAAAGCGATTACAAGAATCATCCTGACGTAAAATTCTTCAGGATGATTGTCAGCTTACAATACCCCATTGAAATTAGTCTTAATTTATCACTCTCGAATCATATTGTGATTTTATTTCATAGTTTATCTCTAAAGCCATAGAGGAAACAAGATTATCTTGTTTCTCTTTAGGTTTTGTCCACCATGGCCCTGGATATGCATCTAAATCCTTAAGTGCCTGCTGTGTTTTAGGGCCAAAATAAACACTGGAAAGAAATATAATGCTTTGAAACTCTCCTTGGGCCTCAGTTAATTTGTCAACAATTAACTGATCAACTTTATCATTTTTCACTGTGTCAATGTATTCTTTCCAGACATCTTGCAATCCTGGTGACTTACCAAATATTTTAGCAGCTCTGTCGACAAGGCTAATTCTCTGTTCGATTATTTTAGTCTGGTATGCATAAAGGCGAGACTCTTTTTCGTTAATTGAATTTTGATGGTTTGTGATAAGTACACCCCCTAATGTCCCTAATATTCCAAATAACCCCAAGAAAATGGGGAGAATGATGTCTTTTATAAACATCAAACACTCTTTTTTTCGCATGAGTTTTTTATTAAAAGTATAACTATACATATTCACTATTCCTGCTGGTATAAGTTCAAGATTAAAACAGTATGCATATAATAGTGGTTAAAATAATTCCCACTTTATCTGCAACATGATTGAGTTGCTATAGGTGACAATATTTTTCCAGAAATTATCAAAATAATCTAGCGTTGTTGTAAAGGCAGCTCTTCACGTTGAGCAGTCTTTATGAGATGGTATCTTATCATCACTCGGGCGAGTAGCGGATGTTGAAAATAGATTTCATTTGGTGAGATTTAATCTAATATAGCTCGTGTTCCTGAGCATGAATGATCATATTCAGTGCGATGCGCAATAGCGCACAAATTAACACAATTTTTTAATGTATTTTATCCCTTTTAGCCCATGCGGGGCGTGGTCTGAGGCCAATTTTGTTCATGCACGAAAAATGAAAGGATCTTTGCGCGCAGGTGACGGGGGGCAAGCCCCCGCAAACGGGTCAGGGCAGGGAAGGCGGCAGAATACGCAATTTCACGGTTCTGCGTCACGGTGAGCGGTCGTTTTGGTTGGCGGCATGCCCTTGTGCAGGGAAAAAGCAGCGACGCGCAGAGGGGCGCTGATGCGGGATTTTTTCAGCAGAAAAGATGAGGCCAGCGAAAACGCTGGCCTGTTATAAATGGCTGATGTTGTTTAAAGAAACTGAATTGTCTGGCGGTTATTTCTCAGCGGTAAGCAACGCGTAAGGGTTAAAGCGGATCACTTCTTCTCCGATCCACTCATTGACCACCTTCAGCGCCTCCATTACGGGCGTCAGCTCGTTGATAGCGTAGACCCGTGCGGCTTTCTCGATATCCCCAAATGAGCCGTTTCCCTCTGGCATGGCGCCCATCAGCTGCGGCGGGATACGGTGCGCTGCGAGTATGTCGTCACGTGTGGCGTTCTTAATGTTGATAAACTCATCTTTCGCAGTGATCTGCTGGAAGGGGAGGATTTGCACGCCGTCTTTGCCGCCGCCTGGCGCATGCAGCAGCAGGTTTTTAAATGCGCCTTTACCACGCGCGCCGGTCAACGTCTCTTTGACTGCCTTCATGCTTTTATCGTCAACCTGTCCGGCGCCAATATAGACAATGCATCCAGCATGCGATCCGTTGTCGTAGTACAGCTTACGGAACATGTCAGCGGAGTGGGCCAGGCTGGCGGCCAGCAGCGCTGCCATATATTCCGGCATGCCGTAGACCTCCTGATTGATATCAGGGTTCAGAACGTGACAAACCGTTCCTGATTTGAACGTGTGCTCTTCTTTCCAGCGCCGGATAAACCAGTATTGATCGAGATCTGTGCTCCCACGCCGGGTGTATTTCGCCAGTGAATGACGGAAGGGAAGTGGCCCGCCCAGGCGATTGCGCGGGAGTTCAAGGTAGGCATTGCCAAACGTGAACCAGTCCAGCGCGAAGGCCGAGAAGGTCTGACGGTTGAGCAGCTTGTGCGGGATAAAACAGCCGGTGAGCACATTACGTTTGAAGTACAGGGCAGACTCATGCCAGGCGCTCTGGCGCGGAGCTTTAGCCAGCCCATAAAAATCTACCGGTGTTTCATAGTATCGCCCGTTATCCAGGCAATAGAGATTGTCCAGCAGGTCGGCCATATCACGTACCGGATAAGGCCCGTCAAAGCTGAATGCAGTTAACTCAGGATCGGCCTTCAGTGACTCCGCAATGTCAGAACCGGCGGTGCTGGTTATCGGCTTTTTACCGTATTTCTTTTTCACAGTTACCATCCCATTGCGAAACCACCGCCGCCACTTTCCTGGCCCAACGGTTCATTGATAATCGAAAGCATGGTTGCCCACGCCATATCGCCATGGCTTACGCCGCGCGATCGGTCAGTTTCGTAAGTGATGAAACCGCCGGGCGTAACAACTTTGCGAACAGCGTTGAAGGCTCTGACCAGACCCTGCTCGCTGCGGTCATATTCCCAGCGGCCGGCGCGTATAACCTGCAACATTTTGAGGACTAGGGCGCGCTTGGAAGAGAGGCTCATCTGGTAGCAAATAGCCGCCGGGAACCAGTTTTTAACAATCTGCCAGACCGCCTCCCCGACGCCTTGCCCGTCAATGGCGATGTGAGTGACGTTGTAGCGCTCGGCTGCCTCTTTGATGACCGCCGCCTGCTGCTCAAACTCAAGTCCTCGCAGTTGCTTCAATTCAACCGTGCGAAACCGGCCGCCGGCCACAAGGGGAGGGACCGTCACGGATAGAGCACCGGCATCACCATTGCCGCTGCCGCCGTTGGCGTCGTAGCCCAGCCACACCTCACGTTGCCCCATAGGGCGACTGGCGAACGGTTTCCAGTCGGGCCAATCGTCATACCCGTCAGCGCCGCACCCCAGTAACTGGCTAAGATTGAACGCGCTTTCGCCGTCTTTGACGAACTCGCACATGTACAGGTTTTCAAATTCATCAGGGCTGTTTTCGTCCCGGATTTCATCAATGTCGGTGTAGTCCCAGCCATTGTTGATAACGTCCTGAATAGTGACGATCTGCCGCCACGTTTTGTCCGGGTAAAGCACGCCGCTACGCGTTTTCTTCCAGGACACATCGAAATCAACGCGCTGCGCTTTAGGCCGTTTCGCATTCCACCGATCGCCGGTCCAGAACTGATAGGCTTCATGGCTTTCGCTGGATGGCGTGGAGAAGTACGTACGCGTTAAGCCTTTGAGCGTTGCCATAGCGCCGGCAACCTTACGCAGATTGATAAAGTTACCGGTCCAGAAAAACTCATCAAATCGCAGGTGCCCCGTGTAGGACTGCGCGGTCGCAGCTGATGTCCCGAGAAAATGCAGCTCCGCGCCGTTTGACAGCGTGATTTGCTCGCCGCCTTTAAGTTCGACGTCCACCTCTTCAGCCGCTTTGCGGATGAAGTTGCGGAACTGTAGCGCTTGCTTTCGTGATGCTGACAGAAAGATTTGGTTGCGCTGGTAGTCGTGCTTAACGTCCGTTCTCAGTGCGCCCAGCAACGCCTCGCGTGCAAAGTACCAGGTAGCGCCAATCTGCCGCGATTTGAGGATCATCCGGTTACGCTGATCGCGCTGTTCGTACCAGCCGCGCTGGTGCCATGCGAGAGAGTCGAGAATTTTTAAGCGCAACGCCTCGATCTGCTCCTCGGAGAAGTGATTTTTCTTCTTGCGTCGACTGGTTTTTTTAGCGCCTGTGGTAGTGGAGGCCTGCCCGGTATCCAGCTTTTTCAACTGCCGGGTTAACAGATCAATCTCTTTGAAATCGCCACTGGTTTTATTGTCTTTCGCGCTCAGCTGGCAGAGACGGGTATCAATGGATTGCGTCACCCGTTTGATGGGCGTTGTGTCATCCCATGCGTCGCGCTTTTTCCACGAATAAACCGTGTTTGAGTTGATGCCCATGAGTCGCGAAATTTCGGCGGGCGGGTAACCCTGCCAGTAGAGCTGCTTTGCCCTCAATCGAATAAACGCATCCTGAATCATCACTTCCCCCTTTTGAGCAGGGAGATTACCTGCGCGCGATCCCCGCGGCTCGGGCTTTCAGGTCTGACCGTTCTCCGACAACAAAACCGCGTGGCGCCGGGCTTTTAGGCTCTGCGATGATGCAGCGACTGACATAAATCAACAGGATAAAACGACATGGCCAGCACGACTAAACCCGCCCGCAAAAAGTTTCGCGTTGCGGTTTCCGGCGCCACCGTTGACGGGCGCGAGATCCAGCCGCAGCACCTCCGCGATGCGGCGGCGAGCTACAACCCGGACGTTTACGGCGCTCGCGTAAACGTGGAGCACTATCTCTCCATGCTTCCTGACAGCAATTTTGGCGCCATGGGGGATGTTGTGGCATTAAGCGCGGAGGATATCACCGAAGGGCCGCTGGCCGGTCGTACGGCGCTCTATGCCGAGATCGACGCGTCGGCACGAATGAAGCAGCTCACCGATGAAGGAAAAAAAATCTATTCCAGTATTGAGCTGCATCCGCAGTTTGCCCTTAACGGCAAGGCGTATGTGGTCGGCCTGGCGATGACCGACACTCCGGCAAGTCTGGGGACTGAGCGCCTTAAATTTGCCGCGCAGCAGCGCGCGCAGGTGATGGCCTTCAATAACCAGCAGATCGAGGCGCCGCTGTTCTCTGATGCGCTTGAAGCTGAAGTGATCGAACTGGCAGCTCATCGCAGCGAGGAGGGCGTCAACTGGTTCAACCGCGTGATGGGCATCCTTGGCAAAGGCCAGAAAACCGACGATCAGCGTTTCAGTCAGTTGCATCAGGTTGTTGAAGCCGTTGCTCAATCTCAGGCAGACCAGATTGACCGGTTCAGTGCCCTGGAACAGGACCGCCAACAGGATAAAGCCACCATTCAGCAACTGACCAGCGAACTTAACGAGCTGCGCGGTCAGCTTCAGCTCCAGCCCGCAGAAAATTACAGCGCACGACCGGCGGCAACCGGCAACAGCAGCGCGCAGCTTGCAGACTTCTAAGAGGTAACCATGGAAAACCAGACCCGCGAACTATTTGATAAGTACATTGTGCGCCAGGCACATCTGAACGGTGTCTCACCCTCAGCCGTTGCCAATCGTTTCAGCGTCGATCCGACTATCCAGCAAAAACTGGAACAGGCCGCCATGGAGTCGGATGACTTCATGAAGCTGGTTAACCACTTTGGGGTTAAAGAGCAGGAAGGGCAGAAAGTAAAAATTGGCAGTAAGGGACCGATGGCGAGCACCAATAACAGCTCGGACGGCACCAACCGCCGTAACCCTGCACCGAACCATAACAAAGAGCCGCAGAACTACCACTGCCGCAAAACCAACTATGACTATGCGCTTTCGTATGCGGAGCTGGACGCGTGGGCCGGTCACCCTGAATTTCAGTCATTAATCAGTAATGCGATGGCTCGTCAGCTGGGGCTGGATCGCCAGATGATTGGCTTTAATGGCACGCATTACTCTGAAAACTCCGACCGCACGACCTACCCGTTATTGCAGGATTGCGGCGTTGGCTGGCTGCAAAAAATCCGCAATGAAGCGCCGCAGCGCATTATGCCGGGTATCACGCTGACCTCGCGTGATGAGAATAACGCGGTAATTGCGTCAGGCACCTACGGCAATATTGATGCCGCCGTGCTTGATGCGCGTCACAGCCTTATGGATCCCTGGTTCCGCCGCGCTCCCGGCCTGGTGACTGTGCTCTCGTCCGATCTGCTGCTGAAAGTGAACTTGCCGAAAGTGAACGCGCTCAGCCAGACCAATCCGAATACCGAACTGCTGGCCGCGCAGCTCATTGTCAGCCAGGAAAAGATCGGCGGCCTGCCGACGGTCTTTGTCCCGGGTATTCCTGAAGACGTCGTGCTCATCACCAACCTGAAAAACCTCTCTGTGTATTACCAGAAAGGCTCCCTGCGTCGCTCTATCCGGGAAGAGCCGCACTACAACCGCGTGGCGACTTACCAGTCCAGCAATGATGACTATGTCATTGAAGAGTACGGCATGATTGCCATGATCGACGGCGTGACATTCGCCTGATAATCCCCATCACATGGCGGGCAGCAAGCCCGCCCAGGAGAATGAACCCATGCTGACACCGGCACAAAGACACTTTCAGAAGGTCATGGCAGAGAGGCGGGGCATCAGTGATGAGCGTGACGCGGAGACGCGCACCGCGCATGAGCAGATCCTCTTTCGCCTGCATATGCATAAATCTTCGCTAAGCCAGATCCAGTCCCGCCAGGCGAAGGCCGCTGTAAAGGCCAGCATCCTTCCTGAGTTTCAGGGATGGATTGACGGCACGATCGAGGGCGACAGCGGGCGCGCGGATCCTGTCATCACCACGCTGATGGTGTGGGCGGTGGACTGCTCCGACTATGCGCTGGCGCTGCGTATCGGGCGCTATGTCGTTAAGCATGGCTTGAGCATGCCGGATGACAACTATCGCCGCCCGACACCCACGGTACTGGCCGAGGAAATCTGCAATCCCATTCTGAACCTCGCCACCACGGACGCCGGAGCCGATTTGTCAGGCTATATCGCCATGCTGGACGAGCTGGCCGAAATTGTGGCTGACAGTGATATGCCGGATGAGGTCCGCGCGAAGCTGTGCAAGGTGAGGGCGTTTTGCCGTCGCGACACGAAAGACGCGGAAACCAAAGGCGAAGCGCTGAAACTCTTCCGGGAAGCCATGAGCCTGAACCCGGGTGCAGGTGTGAAACGGGAGATCGCCTCTCTGGTCAGCGCGCTGAAGAAGGCGCCGCAGACCAGCACGGCGAGTGGTGATGCGGAAAATGAGCCTTCATCCAGCAATACAGCGGCAACCGAAACACCCGCAGCAGAAAAAACAACACGAACGCGCAAGCAGACGAAAACGGCGGCCGGCACCCAAAAAGCTACCCGCAAAACGGCGGCAAAAAAGACAACGAAAACCGCCGTCAAAGTAAACGCCTGAGCGTAATGAACTGGCCCCGCGCCACAGGCGGCGCGCCCGGCGATCTGCCCGTTCTGCGGTCTTTTTACCGGGAGCCCACCGCCTGACCTACCGGAGAAACGACGATGAGTTTTATCGCGCAGCGCCCCGTCAGACCTGCTGAGAGTGATGTGACGGACGTGGACGACGGCGGCGCACAGATTGCCGTCGGTACTTTCTGGCCTACGGTAAAACTCCACGATCTGCGCCTCGCGGCCCGCATCGCCGGTGATATTACGACTTCCCGATTGATGCATATGGCTACGGAGGCCGCGCTGCACGTCGCGGATCAACTGAAGGACTGGCGGAAGCAAAGGGAGGCGGAAGGCGCGGAATCGCTGGCTTCTGTACTGCTGACTTCCGCCGGTGAACCCGTCGAGCTGATTAACGGCGAAAGCGCAAAAGTTTACCGCTTCCGGCGTGCGGTCTACTCCTTCACGCGCGCCAGCGTACTGGAAGGTTACAGGGACGTCGGCACCACGCCAAAGGGCGACAAGGACGCGGAGGCTCTCGACAGGCAAATAGACGACCTCTGGCGGGACGGGCGCTGGAGTATTTCAGATATCCGGGAAGAACCCCGTATTTACTCGGAGCTTTTCTGATGAAAGTCAGGGCGTTGCAAAACGACACGGTTGATCAGCTCTGCTGGCGTCATTACGGCAAAACCGCAGGTGTCACGGAGAAGGTGCTCGAAGCCAATCCGGGACTGAGCAACCAGATTTTTTTGAATGCCGGGCAGGAGATCGAAATGCCCGTGATAACCAGCGAGGTGGAACGGGTAACCGTCCAGTTATGGGAATGACTCTGGATCGTATTAACGAATATTTTGCGTTTGCAACATCCGCCCTGGTGACCGGCGTGGGCGTCATGACCGTCAGTGAAAAGCTAGCGCTGGCTGGCCTTCTTCTGGGGATTGTTTCCGCCGTCCGGCTGGCGATCCACCGCCGCCGCATTGAGCAGGCCAGCCAGCGCCGTAACGACTTGATAGAGCAGATTCTCCGCCAGGCGGAAACCCGCAACCTGTCGGACCGCGAACGGCAGTTGCTGGAGCAACTGCACGGGGATAACCCGACATGAAGAACATCATCAAAAAATGTTCGATTGCGGTGATTGTGGCCCTGGGCATTTCACTGGCACCCGGAAGCGTCAGAACGACGAAAGAAGGGCAGCAGAAAATTGCCGGTTGGGAAGACTGCCGCAGCACGCCTTATTACTGCACGGCGGGTGCTCTGACCATTGGTATCGGCTCCACGGGCGGCGTTGAAAACCGCGAATACAGCAACCAGGAAATAGCGCGGCGCTGGATCAACGATCTGCAACGGGCAGAAAACTGCATCAATAACAATTTCCACGGCGCCGACATGCCACAGTACACCTTTGAGGCCATGACGGATGCCGCCCTGAATCTGGGCTGCACCGGGCTGATGTGGTTCACCGATAAAAACGGACGCAAGCAGAGGACCACGATCTGGAAGCATGCCCAGGCCAGACAATGGCCGCAGATGTGCAACAGGCTGACTGATTTCGTCAATGTGGGCGGTAAGCGCTCCGCCGGCCTGGTTAACCGGCGCAATGATTTTAAAGCCTGGTGCCTGCTGGGCCTGAGTACGACGTCATGAGGGCGGGCAGTGTGATTGTGATGCTTGTCCTTCTGGCTGCTGTCTGGTGGCAGACCGACCAGCTGAGCGAGGCCAGGACCCGCAACAAGTTGCTGACCGAAACGGCGACCGGTTACGACCAGGTTATCCAGGAAGTGAAAGCGACCGCCATACATACCCATAAGTTACTGGCAGAGGTGAAAGTCCGTGAGCAACAGCGTAATGCAGAAGGGGAGCGACGACGTGAAGCCATGCAGGCCGCGTTCAATGGTGACACGTGCGCTGTTACTCCTGTGCCTGACGCTATCAGCCGCAGCCTGCAAAAACGCACCGCCCGCGCCGATCATTCAGCTGGTCCATGAACCCGTCCCGGAAAGCCTGACCGAAGAGACGCCACGCCCGGCGCTGGATAAGCCAGTGACCTGGGGCGCGGTGGCGATATTCAGCGACAGGCTGATGGATGCGCTTGATGCCTGCAATGCTGACAAAGCGGCGATCCGCCAGTGGAACAGCCTGCGCCAGAACACCCGAAAGGAGCCATAAATGCTGAAGATAAACACACTCCGCGCCGCCATAGAGAAAGCAAATACCTGGTGCCGGGCGAACCCGGAAGCCTGGACGGTGTTTGTTGAAGAGGGTGGCATTGAAACCACCGGTGAAACGCCGTCTTTCATGTATCGATATTCTCTGGTGCTGTTCGTCATGAACTACGCCGGGAGCATTGACGACTTCACGCTGCCGCTGATGGCCTGGCTCTGGTTTAATCAGCCCGATCTGCTGCTGAACCCGGATAAAAACCAGAAGATTAAATTCACCACGCTTATTAACAACGATGACACCGCCGATCTGATGTTTGAGCTGCCGGTGAGTCAGCGGGTTCTGGTTCAGTTGGATGAAAACGGCGTGCCGTATGCCGAGCATTTGCCGGAGCCGCGCCCGCGCGTGCTGGCACCCCACGCCGCAGGCTGGGGGCTGGTATTTGAAGGCATGCTTCAGGAGGGCGGAGCGTGAGCGATCGGATGTTCAGCGAGCTGGATCAGGTCTTTCAGGACATCCTCGACGGCGTCAGCCCGGCGGGGCGCACCCGTACCGCGCGCAAAATTGGCCTGGCAGTGCGCCGCAGTCAGCAGCGCCGTATCGCGTCACAGAAAAACCCGGACGGCAGCGGCTATGCCGTGCGCCGCCGCAAAGTTTACCGCACCCAGCAGGGGATCAAGTTCTTCTGGAATAACGAGGTGCGGGCGCTGAAAAACTGGCGCGGCGGGCGCGGTAAATATGGCCGGACGATCACAGGGTTTGATGAGAAGCGCCGGGATATCCGCACATTTTACCGGGCCGATATCGAGCGGTATCTGGAAATCAAAACGCAATCAGCGACGCAGACGGAGACAAAAAAAGCGCCGATGTTTACCCGCCTGCGCACCCTGCGTTTTATGAAGGTCAGACCGGACGCGGGCGGCGTTACCATAGGATTTGATGGCATCGCCGCTCGCATTGCTCGTATTCACCAGTACGGCCTCAAAGACGAGGTTGGTGCGGGCGCTTACGCGCAGTACCCTGCGCGCGAACTGCTGGGCATGACTCCGGCAGACCTGATCGCTACGGAAAACGCTGTTATCAGCAGTCTGGGCGGTGCGTCATGAATGCCGAGCTGATGCGCCTGCTGGAAAATATTCTGCGCCAGGGTGTGGTGGAGCAAATCAGCGCCGACAAGAAAGCGGTGCGCGTTCGCTCCGGCAGGTTGCTGACCACCTGGATCCGCTGGAACGTCACCCGCGCCGGGGCGTTCAGCATCTGGCTGCCGCCCTCGATAGGGGAGCAGGTCTGGATCGGTTGTCCGGGTGGCAACCCTGAAAACGCGTTTGTGATTGGCTCTGCATACAGCGCAGATAACCCGCCAACGGGCAGCAGCCTGCTGGAAATCACCATCACCGCACCGGATGGCGCGCGTCTGCATTACGACGCCGCCGCCGATGCCGGAGCGCTGGCCGTGACCGGCATTAAAACCGCGCATATCCAGGCCGAGACCCGCGTCACGCTGGATACGCCGGAGGTGGAATGCACAAACCACCTCAAAACACGCACTTTCGAACTGACCCACGGCGGCACGATGGCCGGTGATGTGTTCCATTCCGGCGGCGTGTTGCAGTCAAACGGGATCACCGTACATGAACATAAACACGGTGGCGTGCAGTCTGGTGGGAGTACTACAGGAGGCCCGCAATGACAGCCAGTTACACGGGGATGAACCCGGAAGGTACCGGTTCGCTGACCGATCACGATCAGCTCTGGCAGTCTGTGACAAAAATCCTCACCACGCCAACAGGCTCCCGTGTGATGCGCCGGGACTTTGGTAGCGTGGTACCTGATTTACTCGATGCGCCACAAAATGCCGTCACCCGCATGCAGCTGATGGGCGCCACCGCTATTGCGCTGGCGCAGTGGGAGCCGCGGATCAGTCTGACCACCGTCAATGTGGTGTTTTCAGAAACAGGCGCGGTGACTGCTGAACTGACCGGCACTATCACGGAAACCATGACAGAAACCAGTAACACCATCAGGCTAAGGAGCTAGTGTGCAAACGTCCGTCGATTTATCTCAGATCCCACAGCCTGATATCGTCGAGGTGCCCGATTTTGAAACGGTGCTGGCTGATATCCGGGCGCTTATCGTGGCGGCCATGCCTGTGGAACTTCAGGCTTCTGTGTCTGCTGCACTGCTGCTGGAATCTGAACCGATGGCGGCACTGGCTCAGGCATTCACCTATCGCGAGATCCATCTGCTGCAACGTATCAATGAAGCCGTGCGCGCAGTGCTGCTTTCCAGCGCCCTGGGGGCGGATCTCGATCAGGTCGCCGGGAATTTTGACACTGAACGCCTGCTGATTACCGAAGCCACCGACGAGGCTGACGCAGTATATGAAAGCGACGAAGAGCTGCGCGGCCGCACGCTGCTCTCATGGGCTCGCCTGAGCACGGCGGGCGCCAGAAATGCCTATCACTATTTTGCGCGAGGTGCGGATGCGGATGTGCTCGATGTGCGCGCCTATGGCCCTGAAACCCATAACCAGGAAGGACGCGTTTTTCTCTACGTGCTGTCACGTACCGGAGATGGGACTGCCCCGCAGGCGCTGCTTGATAAAGTCCTGTCAGCGGTAAACCCGGAAGACGTGCGTCCGATTACGGATTATGTGGCTGATTATGTCCGCTCCGCTGTGATTGTGAATTATCAGGTGGTTGCTGACATTTACGTCCCTTACGGCGTGGACACCGCCACGGTGCTGGAAAAAGCCACCGCAGCACTGAACGAATACACCGCCTCTGTGCATCTTATCAACGCCACCGCTGCACGGTCGGGCATAGACGGGGCGCTGCATCAGGACGGCGTTGTTACCGTCGATTTGCATTCACCGGCCGCCGACGTCGTTGCGACGATGGGCGAAGCGCCTCATTGCACCTCTGTGAAAATCAATCTTGTGGTGATGGACTATGACCGCTAATTATCCCGCCAGCATTCTGCCACCCAACGCCACCGCCGTGGAACGGGCCATAGACAGGGCCAGCGCCGCCGCACTGGAGAAGTTGCCGGTATATCTGATCCGTTGGGTTAAAGATCCGGACAGTTGCCCGCTGGCGCTGCTGCCGTGGCTGGCGTGGGAATATCAGGTTGATACCTGGAATATTAACTGGTCAGAACAAAAGAAACGCGATGCGATCAAACGCGCCCACTACATCCACCGCCATCGTGGTACGGTCGCCGCCGTCCGTCATGCCCTGGTGGACAGTCCTTTCGGGACGGATATTGTTGAATGGTTCAATCAGAACCCGAAAGGGGATCCGTATACCTTTCGCCTGAACGTGTATCAGAACGATTTGCCGGTGACGGAATACGACCAGCAGGATCTAAAACTGGCGGTGCTGCGCGCCAGGAATCTGCGCAGCTGGTTTTCCGTTCATGTATTTGGCCGACTTCAGGGAACCTCGTATGCGGCCGGTTACATGTACGCCACGGAGAAAATCACGCCGCGCTTTGTCCCGTTGCAGGTGGTTTTATCCCGCTACGAGCTGAATCTGGCCCCCGGGGACGCGGAAACGGTCACGGTGACAATTCTCCCCGAATACGCGGAAGATAAAACCTTTACGTTAACTACATCGGATCAAACAATCGCGACCGCCCGGATAGTAAACGGCGATATTCTGGTTACGGGCATGAAGCGGGGTACCTGTTCGGTCACCGTTACGACGACTAATGGCGTCAGTGGGGTGATCAGCATAAAAGTGGTCGCGGTAATGAAGTTCATTACCCGCATCGACAGTGCAACCAGGCCAATATTCTTTGCTCATATGGACGAGGGTTTCACGGTTGACTATGGCGACGGCATTGACAGCCGGGACTACCGTTTCGATCCCGCCAGTGAAGCTTCAGGTTGGGTTATTCCTACACGTGAATTAGTACAGGGAAAGGAATACACCATCACGGTTAAGAATACGGAAACCGCCTGTCTGCGCAGCCGTTTATCTAACTATTCTTCGAAACTGAACCCTGTTGTGGAATTGATTAGTGTTACAGGGGAAAGAGGTCATCTTTCAGGGTTCGCTTTGGATACCACCGGATTAATGGCTATTCGTCCCGGAGCATTTGACGATTTGCCAAACGTGAATAACTGCAAAAATATTTTTACCAACTGCTCGTCGCTTACAGGTATTCCGGCATCGTTGTTTTCTCGCATGAAGATAGAGGATTTTTCAGACGCATTCAGAGGGTGTACATCGCTTACTGAGGTTCCATCGGGGCTATTTGCAAACCAGCCCGATGCGATCGACTTCTCATCGGTATTTGCAGGCTGCACCGGCCTGATCAGTATCGGCAATAATCTATTCCACAGCTGTGTATCTGCGGTGAATTTCAGTTACGCGTTTGATGGTTGCTCAATGCTTGCAAATATCGGCACGGGAATATTTACAGGATGCGGTTCAGCAGGGACATTCTCTTATAGCTTCAGGGCGTGTAAAAATCTTCTTGTCTTGCCTGCTGATATGTTTGCGGATGTTCCGGGCGGCGCATTCACCGGCGTATTCCAGAATTGCACGGCACTGACGGCAATTCCCGCCAACCTGTTTAAAACATGTTCTGAAGCGAATCATTTTGGCGGTGCATTCACTGGCTGTTCGCAGCTTCTTTCTGTTCCTGCCGGTCTGTTTGCTGGTCTGTCGAAAGTGACCTATTTCGGCACGGTCTTTTCTGGTTGCAGTTCGCTGAAAACGGTCGGCGCGGGTTTATTTGCCGGGTGCAGCCAGGCGCGGACGTTCGCCTCTGCATTTTACAGCTGCCGCTCTCTTGAAACTGTAGCGAAAGATATTTTCAGCGGCTGCGTAGAGGTGACGACCTTTGCCAGTACGTTTTATGGGTGCAGCAGCCTGACGGCGCTCCCGTCTTTTACTGACTGCGCGAAAGTCACCACTTTCTCATACGCTTTTGCTAACTGTGGATCGCTCACGAAAATTGATGATGATGCTTTTGCTGAGAAAGCGCTGGTAACGACATTCACATACGCTTTTGTAAACTGTACTTCGCTGGTTTCTGTGGGGGACGGCGCATTTCGGGGATGTAGCGCGTTAACCAGCCTGGGCTATACGTTTTCAGGTTGCCGCTCTCTGGTTTCTCTCGCGGGAGATATGTTTGCCGGTTGCGCCAAAGTGACAGCCGTCGATTTCTTGTTCGACAAGTGCTCCGCGTTGGCTGGACTGCCAAAAGAACTGTTTAGTGACATGGTATCTCTGAAAGGTATGGGATCGACATTCCGTGATTGCAGCGCACTGATCGCGCTACCGTCCGGCCTGCTTGATGGCTGCATCAATCTCACTTCGTTAACGCTGACATTCTCGGGTTGTACCTCACTGGCGGTATTGCCCGGCGATTTGCTGAAAAACAACATTCTGCTGTCCGGTGCCGGATCGACGTTCTACGGTTGCACCTCACTGGTAAATATTCCGCCGACGCTGTTCGCGTCCTGCTCGCTTATTACCTCGTTTGGCGCCACGTTCCAGAATACCGGCGTGGAGGAAATACCGGAAAACCTGTTCAGCGGCAACCCGTTGGTGACCTCTTACGGCCAGACTTTCAGGGGCTGTAAAAACCTGCGCTCAGTGCCAGCCGGTCTTTTTGCCGCCAGCATAAGTGCCACGGTATTCACGAATGTCTTTTCGGAATGCAGTGCGCTGGAAGTCGTCGGGGCGGGATTACTCAACACCACGGCGGTAACGACGGTGGGTTATCTGTTTGACGGCTGCGCGTCATTACGTAGCGACGTTAACACGATATTTAATCTTGCGAGTTACCCGGAGATTGTCACCACAACGGCAATATTCAGGAGCTGCGCATTACTGGCCGGTAAAGGCCTGGTATTTATGGACAAGGTGCCGAACGTCACCGCGCACTATTACGCGTTTTATGCCTGCGTGGGCCTGGACGATTACGACGATTTACCCGGCAATTGGATAACGAATAAATCATGAAAACATTCAATCAATTAAAATTCCTGATCGACTTTTGCCAGACCGATGCGTTTTTCCTTGAGCACCTGAACCGGCTTCAGATCGCCGGCGTGATTTATCTTGATGAAGGCGATATCGATGCTGACCGCAAGACCGTAAGTGATGATTTTTATGATCGCCTTGCGAGTGTGTACGGCATTGAGCCAGCAACAAAAAATGAGGAGGCATAATGGCCACGGGACTGACACTAACCACGGCGGGCGCCGCCGAAATCGAGGCCGCGTATCAGGCGGGAGAGGTTGTGGATATTACCGCTGTACTGATCGGCGATGGTGGCGGCGTGACATTGCCGACCGATCCCGATGACCTGGCGGCGGTGACGGCGCTTTTTGGTCAGTTTGGCCGTGAAACCTTTGACTCTGATTCAAGCTATGAGGGGTTTATCAGCGGTCAGATCGTTATCAACTGCCAGGATTATCCGGGTAAAACGCTCAGAGAAGCGGGGCTGGTTAGCGCTAAGGGGACGCTCATCGCTTACGGCACATACCCGGCGACATACCTCCCGGCGCAATCGGATTCCATTATCAAAGAGATCATTCTGACGCTGGTGTTGACGCTGACGCACAGCTCAAACGTGCAGCTTGTTATCGATCCGGCGCTTGCCACACTCACGCAGGAAACGGGCGATAAACGTTATCTGCAGCGAGCACAAAATCTTGCTGATTTAAACGATCCCAAAGAGGCTAGGGATAATCTTGAACTGGGTAACTCAGCCACGCGGGACGTGGGCACCGAGATGGGAACGGTAGCTGCGGGGGATGACTCGCGGATCACCGGTGCACTTCAGAAAGAAAATAATCTTTCCGATCTGAGCGATACATCCGAAGCCCTAAAGGCGCTGGGACTCAACAGCGACGGAGCGGCCTACAGGGCAATTGTTGACGCCATTTTTTACGTTGGAATCGTTGTCGCAGGCGAGCAAAGCCCAGCGGAGCGGTTTCCCTGGCAGACTTGGACGGATTTAAGTGAAACCTTTGCTGATAGGGTTGTCAGAATTGGTTCTCAGTATGGCGTGACTGGCGGCAGTAATAAGGTAAAACTCGAAGCTGATAATCTGCCTCCCCACTGGCACCGTTCAGGTGATAGATCTCCCGGCGCCACCTGGGATCCAACGACAACTCACGGAACAGATAATCAGAAAAGCGGGCCGCTGGCACTTACTGATGGAACTTACATTGATTCGACAGGCCTTAAAGAGACAGCTAATTTAGCAATAGATGTAACTAACAAATATTTAACCCTTTGTATGTGGATACGTACAGCGTAAAGGTAATGTTTTAATTCAAATTTGCATTGATATTGCTACGAAGTAGGCCTAAACCTTATCATGTAGTTATGAGCCAGATACGGATATAATGCGACTGCTCAAAAAATGGATAGTCGAGCTACGAAGGGGAGCTACATGATAAATAAGTTTTGTCGTTTAATATGATAGTGACTTAGGTTTGTTAAAACAGCGTGGTTGCTGTTGTAGATACAACTTAGTTTAATTGTTACGTAAATAATAGCAATTTAATTTATTATTGGGGTATATAAGAATGGATGTTTACGAATTAATAGATATTGAAGTAAAAAAAAGCATTTTACACTCCAGTGACTATGATACAACTGAACTACTAAGACTTTTAGATATTGTCTATGATTATATTTATGAGTGTCGAGATGCTGATCTAATTAGAAAGTCCATAAATAAAATATCAAATATTTTTCATTCTGTGGGCGATAATTCTGTTGTGGTTTTGACGTTTGTATTAATGAATAAGTTGAGTGATCTTAATGGAATTAAAATACTGAAATATTCAGAGAGTCATGTAGAACCTGATTTGGATAAGCTTAAAGAGTTTATTAAAAATGAAATAATTGAAAATAATGGTGTGTTTGATTTTTTCAATCACAAGAAAGGTTCAACAACCCTCGGTAAGAATAAGTTGTACGCTTCTGTTTTGTCTATGTTAAGACATAATCTACAAAGTACCATTAAAGATGATGTCGATATAAATTGTTCCTTGGTGTTATTAATAAATATGTGGATATTATCACCGAAAGTAGATAGGCTTTATGAATTCTACATAATTTTTTGCTCTTTTTTGCATAAACTACACCTTAGTCAGAAAACACAAATGGTAAGGGATTTAGCAGAAACTGCACTTGTATTAGGTTTTCGAGACAAGAGGTTGAATTATTCATTTTATGTAAGAATGGCTGTTTATTCTCGGCAATACAATGTTATTGACTCGCTTTTGTCAGCACAGCTTATGTTGCACGGATATAATTATATTCACCAGGAAAATGAAATTTTTCTTTCGAAGTCTCTTCTGGAGTTGGCTATAACGTTACGTAACTTCCGGCTTTACCCTTTCGTTGAACGAGTTAAACAAGCGCATGATCAATTAAATATTGAAGATAGATATGATAAACATCAGTTTGATATGGCAATATTTAATATGAAATTATTAATGGAGGATGAAGGGCTATTTGAATTGGTTGATGAGTATCTAAATGATAATGATGTTTTGGAATTCGATGTTGCTTCTGGAATACCATGGATAGTTTTATTATTGAACTTAAAGAGAAGTGATATTTCACGGTTCGAAAATTATCAGAATTTAATTCAGTCACTGAGTAGACTCGAATCAAATGAGGAAATTTATAATAACCCTGTGGTAGAGGATTATAGGAAGGCCATGTCCAGTACAGTCTCTGAAAACAAAGAAGCAGTACAGAAAGGCATTTCAAACATACTTCAATCTCGAAGCTTTACTGACGTAAATTATGAGCTTACTATGCTACAGCCAGCTGTCATAAATCTACTCAAAAATTCGATCGCATCAGATGATATAGAAGGGGTTTTAATCGCGCATTCTTTGTCCTCTGGTGCCTCAGGGTTCGATATTAGCACTGAAGAAGCAATGACGGAGTTTAGCCCTCTAAAAAAAGTGTTCAATATATCTTCGCCAACAATATTTGATGGTTATTTGAGCCATCTATCAAAACTGATAGAGCAATCAGATATGTCAGTTTTTATATGGGTCGGATGCTGTGATGATTTTTGTTATAGCGTCAGTCTAAAAGAAAGACGATTTTCTCTATATATAAACGATACTTTTAATAAAAATGATTTAAGAAATTGGGAGGCTACGCAAACAGAATTACTTGCTTTTAATGATCAGCCTAATCTAGAGTCCATATTGGATTCTAACATCAATCACTGGGAGTTAGAGTCTCGTGTAATAATTGAAAGTCTGCCAGCTTTGACTGATATACATGAGGCTAGAAATATAGTTTTGTTTCGTGATGTTAATATGTCGCATTTGCCGTCTAACCTTATAAAAACAACCGCGGGAATATTACTCGCTGATTTGGCCCCTTTGCATACTCCCTCTACAGTTGAGTCGTATATTAAAAGCGAGTCATTTATTGTTGGGTACAAAAATATCAAGCTTTGGGCTCCTGTCGAAGAGGGTGATTTCGCAATCAATATTGCTTATGATAAAATTCAATCTTTATTTAATGATGCATCATTGTTAAAAATAACTTCGCTTGATTCTAGAATTGAACTTAATACAGATATCAATATATTTATTTCGCATGGAGGAAAGGATGGGTTATATGGATTTAAAAGTATCTCCCCTGCCGAAGGTAAATATTTTATAAATGAAAATGATGTTTTTGGACGAGGCAAAGTAGCTATTTTATTTATATGTCATTCAGGAAGTTCTAAATCATCTATGTTTGCTACGAAACCAGATGGGCTGGTTAGTAAAATTTTAGAGTTAGGTTATGAATGTGTATTAGCTCCAGCTTGGAGTTATAATGTTATTCTTACTGGTATCTGGACAAGAAGCTTCGTCGATGCTTTAAATGATGGTAAGAATCTGTCTGAATCAACATATTATGCTAATAAGTCCGTTAAGTCTGAGTACCCTGGCGTGGGAGCCTATGCTGCGATGCACCTATTTGGTAATGATGGTTTAATTTTAGTTAACGATCGGAGCTGAATCAGTTATAAGGAATTACTGAAAGTGTAGCAAGTGTAAAGTTACACTTTCATGTTTTAATTTCTTAGGGGGAAACTGAGTCAATATAAAGCAAAATTTTACGTATCTTGTCAATTATCCCAGCATGAAATGCCGGTAGACGCTTCTGATAGAATTATAATAGATTACATATCATAGATTGTATTTAACACAGTTTCTGTCCTTTCCTTCAGGGGTGGCATCAGTTCAGTAATTGAGGTACTTTTCAGCCTCTCCCTGATATCCTCATCAACCCGCTGCAACGAGAGTGTGAACTCTATCTTTTTCGCTTTGCCGTAGCGATCAAACTCCTGATGCGTTTCCTGCAAGCCCGTGATGACATACATCCCGTAAATGGACCCGACGCCATCGATCAGCGGCCAAGTAAGCCCGGTGTAGGCCATTGTCGAGACGGCACCCAAAGACAGGTTGCCACCAGTGATTTCAGGATAAAGCAACCCACCCAGCGTCAGCTGGTTCTCACCGGCGCCAACGTACTGCCATTTTGCGCTCCGGCCCACACGGTCATTCTTAACGTGCCGCCAGTTACGGGACAACTGCAATTGCTGATAGGGCAGTGTCCTGAGTTCAAATACAAAGAGCCCGAATACCATCATCATAGTTATTACTCCTAATTAATCGTTATCCCGGAACGAACCCCGGGCAGCGCGTTGCTTTTTATCAATTTCCGCGCGGACAGCCTCGCCAACAAGTCGCGCCAGTTCTCGCGGATTGCTGCTCTGAATGCCGTGCAGATGGACATGAATATCACCGGGAAAACTACCACCTAAAGCTGTAGCCGCCGTGTGGGTGCTTTGATTTCGGCGTACCGGTTGCCATGCCTGCGTCTGTTTTATCAATGGTTCGCCAGCGGCAATAACCGGGCGAGCGCTGACAGACTGGCGGATAAGCTTCGATTCCTGCCATTCACCACGCACCGCAAAGGCTTGAGGGAGGTTTTTAAATACAATGTCACCCGGCCCGATACGTTTTCGCTTTTCCTCATCTAAAAGGCCTTTAGTGTTATCTGCGATTTGGCCCAGCCGCCGCTCTGTTCCAGAGTTTCCCCCCAGCACATTGGGCGGCGGGGTGCTGCCTTTGCTTGCAGGCTTTTCAGATGACCATTGCCACTCCCTTTTAACCATGCGCCCGGATTTTTCATCCCATTCCCACATAACCGGAATAGCCCTGAGTCTGGCCGCTTCCAGCCTGGCTCGTTCAATGCCATCGGGGATGAGCTCGAGCTTCTCCAGTAACCAGCCGACGCCTTCCATTAACTTCTGAAGGGGCCAAAGCAGAACGCTAAGTGCGGTCCCCAGGACCTCGCCAAAGATTTGCCCGGCGCTGGCGCACTTGTTTAGCGCTTCACGACTCTCCTCAACGGGCGTTAATACTTTTTTAAACCAGTTCCAGACGTTTTTGACGCCATCCCCAATGACCCCGAAAACGGGCGCCAGCCGGGAAAATGCGTTATGAACTGGCGCTAACCCCTGGATGACGCCTGTAAAAAAACCGCTAAAGAAGGCTTTGATTGGTCCCCAGTATTTCCAGAGCACTACTCCCGCAGCTACAAACGCAGCACCCACTAAACCGATTGGGCTCAAGAGCATTGATAATCCGCCGCCCAGTGCCGCAATACCGCCTTTTACAATGCCGAAGAGAGCCGGGATCCCGGTTAGCCGCAGTGCCAGCCCGCCAATGCTTTTTGACAGGGCACTGATAGTCGTCCCCGGAGAGGCAAAGGCGCCAAGTAACGCACCGCGCAGGGGTACCATCATTCTGGTTAATACGCCGATGCGTCCGGCCAGGTCGCTGAGTAAAGCACCCCATCCGCTAATTTTTGCCAGTGAGCTGCTGCCCACAGCACTCAACATGCGGAACGCTGATACCGTACCTCCGATTCCGCTCCCGCCGGACAGAAGCGCAAACCCCAGTCTGAGCTTTGCAAGCGGACCTATCAGCAGACCAGCAGCTAATGACATACCGCCAATTACTGCGGTCAGTGCCAGTGCAGTCCCGCCGGCGAGTAACAACGTTTGTGAAAGTCTGGGGTTTTCGTCTACCCAGCTTTGAACAGTGCCAATAACCCGGCTAAGCCCCTGTGTCAGTCTGCGCAATGGGCCGTCTACTGTCTCAGCCACAGAAATGCGGAACGCCTCCCACGCGCTGTCCAGCTCCTTCAAATCGCCGCCAAGGTTGTCTTTCTTCTTGTTAGCGACGGCGAACGCCTCCTGATTTTTATGTGCTTCTGCAATTTGTTCATAGAGTGACTGGAGGTAGCCATCACCTGCGCCGTTGACCAAAGACTGGAGGCTCGTAAAACCCTCTTCTCCGGCGATATCTTTAAAAAATGAAACCTGATCCACCTCGCCGAAGCGGGAAACGCGTTTTTGTAGATCGAGAAGAATATCGAACGCGCGACGCATCTTCCCGCTTGCGTCGGCGGTTTCTACACCCAGCTCTTTAAGCGCTCTCTTTGCTGCCGTAGTAGGGGAGGCCAGTCGGGAGAGCGAGCGACGCATTGCCGTACCGGCCTCGCTACCGCGAATACCCACGCGCGCCAGCGTGCCGGTCATGGCTGCGGCTTCTTCCAGGCTAATCCCAAGTCCCGCTGCTACTGGCCCGACAACTTTCATTGTCTCGCCGAGGCTGCTAAGCGTGGTATTGGTACGGGTAAATGTACCTGTCAGCACATCGCTGACGCGGTCCATTTCTCCGGCATCGAGGGAAAACTGAGAAAGAATGTTTGAGCCGATGTCTGCCGTTTCGCCCAGTTCCATGCTGCCTGCCAGCGCCATATTGAGCACGCCTGGCAGTGCGGCACGGATAGCATCTGGCGTGAAGCCAGCCATCGCGAGAAAGGCCTGGCCGCTGGCGGCGTCACGTGTGGTGAAGGCGGTTTCAGCACCGAGTTTTTTTGCCTGGGAACGCAGAGCGGTCAGTTGTGAATCGCTTTTATCGAGCCGCGTCAGCGCCTGGACGTTTGACATTTCCTCATCAAAACCAACCGCAGGCGACAGGAAGCGTCCGGCGCCGTACCCGGCAGCGGTTGCTGTACCTAATGCTATGGCACCGCCAGAACGCAACTTCCCGGCCATCTGCTGTGCGCCCTCGTAACGTTTACGAGCCTGCGTGACCGCAGCAAGTTGCCGTTTTTCCCGTTCAAGGGATTGGTTGTATTGTTCTGTGCGGCGTATCGCGTTACCGATGGTGGCGCTACTACCGGAAAGCATGACGCCATGCTGGCGCAGGGCTGATGCACTCTCACGAAGGCGGGCCACTTCCGTCACGCGTTTTGCGGTCAACCGATCAAGCCGCTCACCCAGTCGCGACATCAATATTTGCTGTTTTTCCGTCAGCGTCCCGTTTTTACGTTGCGCTTCTGACAAGCTATCAAAGCGGGCACGGGCACGTGAGATGGAACGGTCGGTTTTGCCGACGGCTGCGGTCATTCGCTGAAAAGTGGCACTGCTCTTATCGAGTCCTTTCAGGGTGGATTGTGTTTTTCTGAGGGAGTCGGATAGGCCGCCCGCACTCTGGCGGGCAGCATTAACGGGGCGGGTAAATTTGTCGATCGCGCTGAAAGCAACGCGGATATCAAGACTCTTCATCACTGGCACCACTTCGAAGCGCCGCCCGCTTGCGCCAGGCTATCACCTCGCCAAGATCCATGCCGAAAACTTCAGAGGGCGGCCAGTTAAAAATAACGGCAATATCAGCAACCAGATCGTCTATCTGGTCAAACGCGACGCTGATTACTCGCTCCCCGTCTCCGCCACGCTCGACGCTCCAGGCTCCGGCGGATTCAAGAAAGGGACCAGAAGCTCTGCCAGCCCGATAAAGTCCAGAGTGTGCATCTCGTTGATTTCTTTTTGTGTCAGCGCAGGCGCGGTGACTCGCGTCAACAGCGTGGCAATTGAGTCTGCATCCATATTGGCAACGCGGATAAGATTCAGGCCGCGCAACGATCCGGCCTGACTGATGGCGCCGGTGATTTCCACCTGACCGATCTCACTGTCTTTACGAACTACCGGCTGCATCAGCGTGAACAGGTTTTTAGTTTTTTTAGCCATGTTTAAAATCTCCGGGCGGCATCTTTGCCACCCTCTGAAAGGTTATCAATTGCCCATGCCAAGGGCGGAGGTGATGCGGTCCGGGAACATGTTCTGACCGTTCTTTTTGTAGATGAAATTCAGCAGATCGATTTCGATAATGGGCTGATCATCAATGGAGAATTTGTAGTAGGTGGATTTAAAGGTGTAGCTTTCCTCGGTGTCTTCTCCCTGTTTTGAGTCTCCACCGTCGAGTTCAGTAAATCGCCCGCGCAGCTCCACCTCGACAAGCTGGCTTTCGCCATCAGTGAAATATTCACCCGCAAAGCGCAGACGCGTGCCGTCAATTTCTGCTCCGTATTCGAGAAACAGAGCCTTAATGAGGCCGCCAAAAACAATGGTGGAATCCAGCGCGCCAGCCTCAAGGCCGAGATCAACACCGACCGCACCCAGCATGCCACCGCCCTGATAGTCCTCTACCTTTCGTGACAGTTTGGGGCGAGTGAAAGAGGTCACTTTTCCCAGATAGTTGTCGCCGTTAACAAAGCAGCTAAAAAGCCGCAGTTTGTGAGGAATAGCCATTATTCACCCCCGAGCGACGCGAACGCCGGTTCGTAAAAATCATCAGTAAAGGTCTGGTATAGCGTCAGATCTTCAAGCGGTGGGACCGGGCTGTAGCTATAGCGCACAATCAGTTTTCCCTGGCGCAAATCTGTGGTGTCGTTGTCCAGCGTATCAAACCAGCAGTCAGCGCCGATAAGCTGGCCGGCAGTGACTTTTTTGCTGAGAGCAGAGCGGATGCCGCTTACCACATCTTTCACGTTGGCCGGAGTGAGCGGGCTGTCAACAGAGGTAAATTGCGCCTCCGCGATACTGTCCGCCAGGATCTGCGCGGTACGGGTGAACACCTCGAAAGTGTAGGTTTCGGTGTCCGTGGTGCGGTTACCCCAGAAGCGGAAACCGTCACGCTTGATAAGCGTCGTGATTTCGTTGTTGTTAAGCTCGTTCGCGTCGCTGTCTTCTGCCTGTAATGCCCAGAAAACATCCTTCGAAATACCGAGAACGTTATTCACCACAACATTCGACAGCGATTTGTGCCAGCCCTGGCTGTTATCGATAGCGGCGCGCAGGCCGCAGGCGTAAGCCGGGGCGGGAAACGTTTCGTTATCATCCGTCAGGGGGTTGTAAGCGATAAAGTCAGGCCAGATCAGCATCAGCTCGCGGTAAGCGAAGGTTTTGCGATAAGCAATAGCCTCCGCCATGGTCGCGCAGCCGTTACAACCGGCATAAACAAAAGCCCGAAGATTCTGGGCAATCACGCAAAGCTGTGACGTTACCTCCTCGGTGTCGTAGTCCGGTACCGCCAGGATGCGCGGACGATAGCCGGTTTTGGCTTCCGCCGTCAGCAGGGCATACATTCCCGTATAGCTGTCGCCATCTGTTCCGCCAATAACGGCCTGAGACTGGCTGGCGCCGTTACCGGAAGCCTCTTTAACCCGGACAATCACAACGCGCGGGCTGCACTGATCGGAAATGGCTTTGAGGGCTCTGTAAAGTGACCCGGTTTTACCTGCCTTGCCGAGGACGTTACGTACCCGTGTCAGCAGAACCGGCGTATTGAGCGGGAAGGTTTCCGGATCGGCGTCATCAGCAACCGCAACAATACCAATCACGCTGGAATCAATGTCATTGATTGCCTGCTGTAGGTCGGTATTTTCGCGAGAGCGGACGCCGTGAAAACGAGTTTCAGACATAAGTTCACCATCATGTTGCTCTTTGAGTTCAGGGCAATATTCAACGTTAAGTCTGCTGGCGTCGCCTGGTTGCCGGTCTTCCCGTTCGCTGACAACAAAAAGGGATTCAGCCCCGCGCGCGGGCATGGAATCATCAGCAAAAAACGGGGGAGTTATGTCGATAGCAGACACGCTGACAACAGCAGCCGAAGCGTATGTAGAAAAATTAAGTGAGGTCGTAAAAACACCGGATTTTAGTATCACGCTGGGTGGGGTTGCCCTGACCGAACTGGCCGACCGCATCACCTCGCTATCTGTTACAGATAACAACGGTTTTATTGCTGACCAGCTAACCCTGTCAGTAGATGACTCTGACGGGGTAACAGATTTACCCCCACGAGGTGCGGAGCTGGCGGTGTCCATCGGCTGGCTGGGTGAGGCGTTGATCTACAAAGGTCTCTACACCGTTGACGAGGTGGGGCATAGCGGGCCGCCTGATGTTATCGACATCACCGCGCACAGCGCTGATTTTCGCGAAGAGATGAACGTCAGGCGGGAGGTGTCTTGGCATGATGTGACGGTAGAGCGGGTGGTATCGGCCATAGCCCGGCGCTATGACCTGAAGCCGATGATTAGCGAGGCTCTGATCGACATTGAGATCGACCATGCGGATCAGACCGAAGAGAGTGACATGTCGTTTTTAACGCGCATGGCGGAGATGTTGGGCGCCATTGCCACCGTGAAAAATGGCTGTCTGCTGTTTATCTTGCCTGGGGGCGGCGTCAGTGCATCTGGTAGGGCGCTGCCATCGGCTGAGATAACCCGTGCCAGCGGAGATCGTCACAGGTTCCGCATTGCCGATCGCGATGCTTACACCGGCGTGCGGGCGTACTGGCTGGATCTTAATTTCGGCAAGAAAAAACCGGTCAAGGTCACTAAGCGCAAAACAAATACTGCCAGAAAAAAGGCTAAGGAGAAAAGCAGCCGCCCGGAAGGGGATTATATGGAGGGCGCTGAAGGTAACGTGTATGTTTTGCGTAAAACCTATCAGAACGAAACGGCAGCCAGGCGCGCAGCTGCGGCGAAATGGATACAGCTCCAGAAAGGTGCGGCACAGTTTTCGATAACCCTGGCGCGCGGCCGCGCCGATTTATACCCGGGTATGCATCTGACCGTGTCGGGCTTTAAGCCTGAAATCGATACTCAGGATTGGATCATTGCCAGAGCGGAACATGTAATCGGTGATAACGGATTTACCACGAGAATGGAGCTTGAGGCGAAAATAAGCGACTGGATTGCAGAAACTGAACAGTAGCGGCCATAATAGGCGTGAGTTCAACTCCCTATGGGAGATCATCATGTTTGTTTGTCCCTACTGCGGCGCAAACGCCCGCACCCGCACCAGCCGCCGGTTAAGCGAGTTCACCATCCGGCAATACCATCAATGCCAGAATCTTGAATGCAGCGAGTCATTCACGACACTTAACACCGTAGAGCGCAGAGTAACGAAGCGCTCAACCAGCGCAGACCCTTTGCCTCCAGGATTTATCCCCGGCGACGCTTTCCCGGCTTCTCATTACGGGAACAGTCAACTTAGTCTTGCGGTATAAAAATAGCCCCCTGGAAAGGGGGCTATTCTTGTCAATGTGGTCGATATGTGGACACTTTTGAAATAAATCCTTTTATTTCAGTTTATTAAATCCCAAAAAAAAGCCCCGTCGGGGGCGATGGGGCAAAACTCATTGATTATGGAATGATCTGTTCTCTGGTCAATTCGAGAACGAGCGCTACTCTAAAGGGCAAAAGTGTAGTTAAAATGGAGAAACCGTGGAGATTCAGGGCGAAAGGTCGCTTTGAATAAAACAGGAGTAATTATGAAGTGGATAGTAATGATGTTGCCGCTGATGCTAGCGGGCTGCGCTCAGTCACAACAGCCTGATGCGCCGCCGCCGCCAAATTCGATCGGCATGGCGAATCCGGCCGCCGTCTATTGCGACCAGAAGGGCGGTAAGCAGGTTCCGGTCCAGACACCTCAGGGCGTACGCACCGACTGTAAACTTCCCAGTGGCGAAACGCTCGATGAATGGGAACTGTGGCGGCGCGATCATCCGGCGAAGAAATAATTCGCCGCCGTTAGATTAAGCTTTTCAGCCACTCCGCCAGCACCAGCGCATGGTTTTGTTGCGTATCTTTGGCCGCGTAGAGCAGCGTTAAGGGTTGCTGATTGGCCAATTTGGCGAGCCGTAGCCCTTCATCGCGATGGGTTTCAAGCTCTTCGCGGTACTGCTGGCGGAAGTGAGAGAAGTCAATCGCTTCTCCGTGAAGAGCCTTGCGTAAATCGCTGGAAGGCGTCAGGGTTTTACACCATTCGTCATAATGCAAATCCTCTTTTTTTATTCCGCGTGGCCACAGGCGATCGACCAGCACGCGGTAACCATCGTTGGCCTCTGTAGGGTCATAAACGCGTTTACATTGAATCATCAT